TTATCTCTCTTGCATTTGCAATGTCTTGTGCAATTTCGTGTGGATGATTTGATAAAAAGTTTTTTGTAAAACTAGGTGCATTAGTTTTTTCTGTTCTATCGTAAGGTAATTTTAAAGCATCAAATACTTTAGCAATTGAAGCTGCAGCCCATAATTCTACAGAAACTCCAGTTAAGTCTTTGATTTTATTAAGTATTTTATTTTCTTCGTTAATCAAATTTTTCTTAATTTTCTCTGCTTTTTCAACATCTACTCTTACACCCTTAAATCTCATATCAACAAGACAAGGAAATAATTTTGTTTCCATATCAAATACAGGCCAAAGATTTTGATCATCTAATTCAACTTTCATTCTATGCCAAAGTTTTAAAGTTGATTCAGCATCTCTTTCTGCATATTGACCAACAAACATAGATGGAAGTTTCCACATATCTTTTTTAGGATCTATTCCATATTCTTTTGCTGCGGCTTGTAATACAGTTTCGTTTTTACCTATGCCTACATATTCTTTTGCAAGAGTATCTAATCTATAACTTAATCTATTTTCATTTACTAAAGATGCTGCAATCATTGTATCTACAATTTTTGTTGGCATTTTTAATCCTGCGGATCTTAACCAACAAACATCGTACATTGCATTATGAAATACAAATCTAGCATCTTGTTTGAATAAATCTTGTAACCAATTTAAAACTAATTTTTTATCCATATTACCACCGCCTTGATGATCTATTGGATAATAACCAGACCAACCTTCTACTGATACAGCAATTCCTACAATCTTACCACGACCAACAACGTTTCCCGATCCTAACTCAAGTAAATCCGGATCACATGTCTCTAAGTCAATTGCAATTTCTTTATGACCACGAAGATCTTTTAATTCTTCTGGTACCACCCATTCTGTTTGTGGTGTAAATAACGGTTGTTGAGTTGTTCGTGTCATTTGTAATCCCTTTCTAATATCATTTCTAAATAATGAATTGCTTTTAATATATCTTCTTTTTTTCCTTTCAATCTATGTCTACAGATATACTTGATTGCATTGCCTTCTGCAAATGGTAAATGATTTTCGTTAATGAAAACAGATGGTTGTATCTTCATTGTTTTATAATGAGAACCACCAATTTGTTTAAAAAATGTTTTGTTTGTCATATTTTTATTTGGTTAAGTTTATTGTGGTAGTTGTTGGTTTAACGGGTATATGAAAAGACATGGGGTATGAAAAGACCCGAACCAACTACGCCTTTGCAAGAAGCTACCACTCTCCTTTAGATTGTCTCTTTTCACCCCATTCTGTAACATCATATCATATACGCCTTGTTGAAATCTCTTGGATCTACAATATGCAATTCTTTTTTAGCTCTTGTAAAAGCTGTGTAATACAATCTATGTAAATCGTCAGGATCATGTTCACTTTGTTTAACTGCTGCGGCTGTTAAATCTAATAGAACACAAAGATTATCTCGTTCACCGCCTTTGAAAGCGTGAATAGTTGACATAAGAATTCTAGGAGTCTTATTTATCTTCTCACCATTTGCTCTCATATTACGAATATAATTTTCAGTAATTGTGTCTACACCTTCAAATGATTCATACCATACTTTATCAGTAAGTAAACCATGATTTTGAATACAATCTTTTATTAAATATTTTTCTTCTGCTTTTAATGTTTTAGCATCCCTATATCCAGGAGTAATATTTGCACCTAAATATCTATATATATTTTTAATTTGTATATAGTTTAAAGCAGATCCGTTTCTAAAATCTTCCCAATTACTTAATGCTAATAATAATTCTAATGAAATAGAATTTATTCCTTTATATTGATAATACCAACCTTGTAATTCACATAATTCTTTAACATCATCTAAAAAATGATTGGCTGATGCTAACACAGTCCATTCTCCTTTGGACATATCTACTTGTGTAATATCAGTATAATATCTCAATAAACCTGTTTCTTGGCGTGGTTTATAATCTTTTTCAAATCTATTTTTAACTCTAGATATAATCTTTTGTGATAATTCGTGTATAGGACCACCAGGAATACGATAAGATTGATTAAGCGTCCGAATCTCATCCACCTCATCTTTTAACGCTATAAAATGATCTACATCGGCTCCTGCCCACTTAAATATAGCTTGGTCATCATCACCTGCAATATAAGTCTTTTCTGCTTTGTTCCATATAGACCTAACCATTTCCCATTGTAAATTAGACAAATCTTGTGCTTCATCTATAAACAATACTTTAAATTTTGGTGCTAAATCTTGTTCTACAAAATCTTCCAATAAATCTGTAAAATCTTTTAATCCCTTTTCTTTTTTATATCTCTTTAATTCCTGATCTAATAAAAATAATGTATCTCTTTCTATATCTAATAGATTTCTTCTTGAATCATAACATTCCATTAAATCTATTTTTCTGACTCTTGCTGTATTGATAATAGTTAAATATTCATTATCTGAATTAAATACACCATCTTCATCTGAATAGGATGCAGTTTTAATTGGTATATTACATCGTAATCCAAATTCTCTATAATCTTCTTTACCCATCACCTTATCTTTTGTAACACCTAAAACTCTAAAAGCTAAAGAATGAAGTGTTCTAAAATAAATTAAATCATGTTCAACACTTAATCCAAATTTTTCAGATGCTCGCGTTGCTGCTTCCCTTGCTGCTTTCTTTGTAAAAGAAAAATAACCAATTTCTTTTGGTCTAATTCCCTGTTTTATAAATTCGTCTACCAAGTTTAACAACGTTGTTGTCTTTCCTGTTCCAGGTGGACCTAGTATTATTGTTTTCATATTTTTTTAACTTCCTTTCTAAAAAAGAGTTTCTAATAAATAATTTCCTGTTTTTATCTTCTAAAAACTCAATTCTTTTTTTATATCTTATATACCAATTTATATATACTGCTCCCATTAGAAATGTTGTTCTTGATATTTAACTTGAGACACAGAAGCATCTATCTTCTTCATGGTCTTAATCTTAACTAATCTAGGTTCTTGACCTTTAATTTTCATTCTAGTTTCTTCTACAAATATATTTTTTAACTGTTTAATTAAATTACCAGTTTTAATCTTATCAAATTCCCAATGATTCTTTTTACAAAAATTATAAAAGTCTTCCATTCTAAAATATGTAAATTCTCTTTTATCATCTGTGTATGGAAGTTTATTAAATATATCATCCATTGTTCTTGCGTTTTGTCTATTGGTAGTCCAATCCTGTAATAAAGAAGTTATTTGATTAATTGGATTTAAAGATTCTAGTGGTTCAACAACTTGTAAATTATCAACAAGTGGTTTTAAATAAAACTCTCTCCAATCTTTTTCTTTTAATTTAGGTACTAATAAATCTGCTTTTTCTAATATAGCTAATGAAAACAATGCAGGGCTAGCTAATTGTTCTGCTTTTAATTCAATTCTTTTTTGTTTTTTATCTCCTTCTTCTTCACCAATATCTAAAAAATATTGTGGTGGATTAGAATTATATTTTGTTAAGTTGCCTAGTTTAGGCATAATTTCTTCATCACCGCCAACACCAAATTTTTTCGTTCTACATAAAGATGAATTACAAATATCTACAATAGGGGGAAGTTTACATCTATATTTATCATAGCCTTTTTTACCTATTGATTTTAATAACTGTTGAACTTCTCCATTACCTAATGGAGGATTCATATAATTTAAATTAGCCGCAACGACTTTATCTTGCCAAGTATCTGGATCGGATTGCTTAAAAAATATGGCAATATTAAATAAAGCATTATTCCTAGATCCTTCGCCAAAGCCGTCACGAGCTAATCTATTTAAACATGGTGGTCCATCTTTAAATGTTTCTTCTATCTTCGCTTCTTTGATTTCAATTTTTTCAACTTCTTCTTTGGTTTGCGCGTAAATATCATAGAGCTTATAAAATTCCTCAAGTGACATAGCGGAGCCATTATCGTCGAACGCATATCGTAGTCCTTTCGTTTGGTTATGGTAGGGTAAATTTAAAAAGTTACCTGTGTCCCCACGTTCCACAAGTATTTCCGTTTGCTTTGGAAATATCTCAACACCTTGAAATCCTAATTTGTCTGCTATCTTTTTTAATGTTGTTTGCATTAAAGATGCAGGAATAAATTCTTTAGTAAATAAAAATATATGTGCACCACCCGATTTAGATCGGAATACTATTAAAGGTAATTTTAAATTTCTTATTTTATTTATTAAATCAACATGATTAAGATTATACTGATCAACATCAATACAACCCCACTTGCAGTTGTTATCTTCATTAATAGGAATAATACCAAGAGCGGGATCAACACCGTTAAGATGATCATCCCAAAGTTTATCAGTGACTTCTTTTCTAACAATGTACGCTTTTCCTTTTTGTTTTCCATTTTCTCCACGTTCTCCTTTTTGATACTGGCCATATGCTGTTTGAAAGCCAGTAAATATTTGTTTAAATTTTTCTTTCATATCTTCTGCACAATTTTGTGGAGCCCATTGCTGGGCTCCTATTTAGTTATAAACTAGAACGGTACGTTCTCGTTTACTCTCTCTTCTACATCAGCTCTTGTTTGCACCGATCCTTTTTTTACATCACCAGCAAAACCTTTTGCACTTATGTACAAAGATTTATCTTTGGTTTCTAAAATTCGGTCTTGTGTTACTACCCAACCGTACCAACTACCTTTATCATTTTTTTGTAAGTTAGATGATAAGTTGTATACAACACCATGCATTGGAGGAACTGCAAATCCGCCTTTACCGTCAGCAATTTGAACAGTTTTCATCATTGCGTTCCACTTCTTGCTCACATTTAGCTGTGTTGACTTCATGGTAATTAAAGCTGGAGTATATCCACCTGCTTTAGTTTCTACCATTACATAGTAAGAAGCAGTTTCTTCTAGATAGTTACCATTTGGTAATCTAATTTTAGATCCTTCTCTCTTACCTGTAGCTATCACTGGACTGTTAGGTAAGTGAACTGCAACTGGAGCTGCAGATCCTTCTCCTCTATCAGACCATTCTGGATAGTCTTTCTTATAGTAACAAGGAATAACTTTAATTCCTTTTTTACCATCATACAGTTCATTCGTAACTGTATTGTATATCATACCAGGTTTAGCACCTGTTACGTATTTAGAATCACCTTCAGTTACCTGTGGTGATAATTGACCAAGGATTCTTATGAAAGGTAACGCAAGATCATGTTGCGTCATATTTTCAAAACCTTTGTCTAGATCATCTCCAAACAAAGCGACAGAACCATTAGTCACTGGTTTTTTTACCATTGCTTCATTAGCCATCATTCATTCTCCATTATTTACGGGTTATTTTAGTTGTGTCTTTAATCCAAGTACTAAAGACATCAGAAGGCATGTCGAGCCCGGACTCGACACGCTCCTGAAATAAGGCTGTCAAAGTGTTCCAAGCCACATCAGATTTCTGATTTGGTTCATAACCGTTTGACACCGCAAGGTCCAACAAACGTTTCGCCTTGTCATCTTCGCCACGACCAAAGGTCACGATTACATTGTTTTTAATAATGTCACCCAGACCGTTTTCACGAAGCCAGTTATACGCTGATTGTCTTCTCTCATCTTCTTTAGGGAGAGTACATCTGTATTCTCTTTTAACAGTTACAGATGATCCATCAGCAAGTTTCAAAGAGGTCAAACCTTGTTCTGCAAGCAGTTCAGGTATCACTCTAGAACTAATATCGTCCGCCATCTTTTTTAAATTGTCTACATGTTCTTCAGCACGCTCAATTTCATCTTGTAAGTTTTTTAACTTCTGACATTCAGCGGCTATAGTAGTTACTTCAACATTGTCTAAAAGATCAGTTGAATCTTCTAGCATCATATTTTTTACATCATCACTCATACTATTCTCCTTATTATCCTTTCTGATAGAGATCGAATTCTATTGGGTAATATTTAAACTCTCTACGATCCCATTTCAAGAGTCTAAATTGGCCATTGGTCATATCACTTGCTATAGCACAAGAGATACCAATGACCGCCGGATCTCCTGTAAGCAAGATATAATCTTGTTTCCTAAAATCTTTCAAGTTCTTTCGCATTTTAAATACGAAAGGTGAAGCATTAAATGCTACTTGATCAAAGTACGCAAGACATATAACTAAATATCCAAAATTAGATGCGCTTAATATATTTATATTAGCTGGTGGATGCTGTAACACATACACAAAATTTTCTTTAGGGTTTTCTTCTTTAAACTCTAAAAATTCTACAAGACTTTTATCTTTATATAATTCAAATATTTTATTTTTCATTCTTTAATTTTCTCTCTTGACAAATCATATAATGATCTTTATTTAATAAGTCAATAGAAAGAAATTAATTATTTATGGTTAAAGA